ATGGGACGTATTGTAAGAGAACTTATTGACGAAGGTGCTAATTTAGGTGTTAGTTCTAGAGGTTTAGGATCTCTTAAAGAGAAGAATGGCATTAATGAAGTACAAGATGATTTCATGCTTGCTACAGCAGCTGATATTGTAGCAGATCCATCAGCTCCTGATGCTTATGTTAGAGGCATTATGGAAGGTAAAGAGTGGGTGTTTGTAGACGGTATTTTCCAAGAAAAAGATATCGCAGAACATAAAGCTGTTATTACAAAGGCTAAATCAAGAGAGTTAGCTGAAGCAAAATTAGAAGTTTTTGAAAGATTTCTAACGAAATTGTCCAAAATTTAAATAAATATAAATATTATACATTACAAAGTTTGTATATTAATTAAAACCGTAAAGGGAGAATAACATGGGTGTAGAAACCAAAATTAGAGAACTTATGGAGGGGGCAGCTAATCGTCCTCTAGATAAGAGCCAAGGTGACGCTACTAACCCAACACAAGGCGGTTCCAACCCTAACCCTGAAATGCAAGACCTAAGTGGTACTGGCAACAAAGAAGGTGGGTTAACGTCTGAAGTTGGTAAGGCAGCATCATCTAAAGCTTCAAAGGACAACACTCTACCTGCTGGCCAAGGCGCTGGCAAGGCTCCTAACTTCGATGATAAAGAAGATCCTCGCAACGTAGTTGCACAGGCATCTTCAAAAGGTAACGTTAATCAAGAAGAAGTTGAAGAGTCAGAGGAAGAGGTTATTTTAGAAGACGAAAATGCTGAGGTTGAAGCAGAAACTGAAGAAGAGCAAGTTGAAGAGCTTGTTGAAGACGAAGTTGAAGCTGAGGCTGAAGAAGAGCTAACTGAGGAAGAAGAGACAGAGGACGAAGTTCTTTTTGAATCTGATTTAGAAGCTTTATTTGCAGACGAAGAGCACCTCACAGAGGAGTTTAAAGTTAAAGCAGCGAACATTTTCGAAGCCATTGTTACATCAAGAGTTACTAGCGAAGTAGAAGCAATCGAAGCAGACCTAGTAGAGCAAGCCAATGCAGCTTTTGAAGAAACAAAAGAAGAGCTAGTAGAAAACATCGACAAGTACCTCAGTTATGTTACTGAGAACTGGATGAAAGAAAACGAGCTAGCTATTGAAAGCGGATTGAGATCAGAGATTACTGAATCCTTCATTAAAGGTATGCAACAAGTGTTCACTGAGCACTACATTGAAGTACCTGAAGAGAAGTATGATGTATTAGCTGAAATGCAAGCTCAAATCGACAGCTTGAAAGAGAAGTTGGACGAGCAAGCAGCTCAAAACGTTGAACTATTTAGTGAAGCAGAACAACTTAAGAAAGAGAAAGTATTTGCAGAGGTTTGTGAAGACCTAGCATCTACTGAAACTGAAAAGTTTGCTACATTAGTAGAAGACATTTCATTTGGTAGCGAAGAAATGTACAAGCAAAAGCTAATCGTTGTTAAGGAAAACTACTTCCCTAAGGCAGTGGCTTCAGATGACGACAAACTTGAAGATAGAGTAGAAGGTTCCGCTCTTAACGAAAACTCATTGATGTCTAGATACGCAACAGCTATTTCTAGAGCTTCTAAGTTTTAAAAATTTAATAAATTATAAATAATTAAAGTTACTTAATAACTGTAATACAACAAGGAGAAACTTAAATGTATCTTTCAGAAGAACTACAAAAAAAGTGGGAGCCCGTTTTAGCGCATCCTGATCTCTCAGAGATTCAAGATCCCTACAAGCGTGCTGTAACCACCGTTGTTCTCGAAAACCAAGAGAAAGCTCTTCGTGAAGAAAAAGCTGCTCTATTCGAAGCAACACACGCAAACCAAACAGGTTCAAGCATCGACAACTACGATCCTATTTTGATCAGCCTAGTTAGACGTGCATTGCCTAACCTTATGGCTTATGATGTTTGTGGTGTTCAGCCAATGACTGGACCTACAGGCCTTATCTTTGCCATGAAATCACACTACAGCAGCCAGACTGGTGACGAAGCACTATTTAACGAAGCCGATACAGACTTCTCAGGTGCTGGTACACACGCTGGTAGCAACCCTGTTGATGGCGCTTACACAACAGGTAATGGTGTTTCTACTTCTACAGCAGAAGGTTTTGGTGACTCTACTACACTTAACGAGATGGCTTTCTCAATCGAGAAGACAACTGTTACAGCTAAGTCAAGAGCACTAAAAGCAGAATACACCGTTGAATTAGCTCAGGACCTTAAAGCGATTCATGGCCTAGACGCAGAAGGCGAATTGGCTAACATCCTTTCACAGGAAATCCTAGCTGAGATCAACAGAGAAGTAATTAGAACAATCTACAAAGTAGCTAAAACCGGTTCTGCTTCTACAGCAACACCTGGTACTTTTGACCTAGACGTTGATTCCAACGGTAGATGGTCTGTAGAGCGTTTCAAGGGTCTACTTTTCAACATTGAAAGAGACGCTAACGTAATTGCACAAGACACAAGACGTGGAAAGGGTAACTTCATCATCTGCTCAGCAGACGTTGCATCAGCCCTAGCTATGTCCGGTGTACTAGATTACGCACCAGCACTTTCAACTAACTTGAGCGTAGACGACACAGGCAACACATTTGCTGGTGTCCTAAACGGTAGATACAGAGTATACATTGATCCATATTCTGCTAACACTGGAGCTGCTAGCCAGTTCTACGTAGCAGGTTACAAAGGTTCAAGTGCTTATGACGCTGGTCTTTTCTACTGTCCTTACGTTCCTCTACAAATGGTTAGAGCGATTGATCCTAACACCTTCCAGCCAAAAATCGGCTTTAAGACACGTTACGGCATGATTGCTAACCCATTCGTAGTTAAGTCAGACGGTACTACTGATGCAGATTCATTTACTGCAGACAGAAACCAGTACTACAGAAGCGTTAAGGTTACTAACTTAATGTAACAATAAGATTCCATATTAAATGGAACCTTTGGGGGGAGCATTAGCTCCCCCTTTTTTTGTGTAATATTTACACTTTACATTTTTTCCTAGTGATGTTACAATAGATAGTAATGGTGCTTCGTTTGCACCAGATTTTGAATATTGATTATCCTAGGAGATATTATGAAATTAAAGTTACTATTACTTTTGCCATTGGTGTTTGTTCAAACTGCATGTGCAAGTAATCAAGCCGCACAAGATTATTACGCGGCAGTTAAGGCATCACAAGATGCACAAACAATGATTGCTGCAGCTAGATATCAAGCACTAGCGCAAATGGCACAGTCGGGTGATCCAGGTGCTGCTACAGCAGCTACTATGGCAATTGCCTTATCACAAACCCCCACCATTACACCACAGTATATTGAAAGTGGTGCTTTAAAATGGGCACAAGTTTTAACTCCAGCTGTTACTACAGTTGGTATGGGTGCTCTTAGTGCGTGGACCTCAGTTAATGCTAGCAACAACTCAAAAGATGTTCAGATGGCTAGTTTCCAAACAAACGAAGCAATTCAGTTAGGACAACAATCCATGGTTGCTAATTTGGGTGGACAGTGGGCAGGCGCTGCTGCGGCAGGCGGTCAAGCATCAGCAGAAATTGCTTTAGCTGGATTTAATGCTCTAAACACTGCTGGTGGTCAAACTGCTGATGTTGCTGTTGCAGGATTTGGTGCTAACACCGATATTGCTACGGCTGGCTTCAGCGCTAACACGAATATTGCTGGCTTAGGCTTTGCAGCTGCTGATAGTATTGCTACTGCTGGAATGTCTGGCATTGTACTAACAGCCGCAAACGGTTTTACTACAGTTGACTCTGTTGCAACTACTGGCATGACTAACATGACTACTATCGCTCAGTCGGGTATGGAAGGAATGTTTAATATCAATCAAGATACCAATGCTACTATGGCTGGTATTATTGCTGATAACAATGCAACATCACTTGCTAATAATACGCTGACTAGCACAAACTATGCACAAGTCCTTGCAGATTTGAATGCAACGATTCAACAGTTAGGTGCGGATCTAGCAGATCCAATTACATGTAGTCCAAACGCAGACGGCTTATTTGTTTGCCAATAATACTATAAATTAATTAAGGGCCACAAGGCCCTTTTTTTATCTTTACAAAATAACTGTTATAAATAGTGACATGGCATACTCACAGAAAGTTTTAGACCGATTTGAGAAGGTTACAAACAACCCTCACGAACATGGTGTTGGGCGTTTTGATCCGAACGATCCTAATGTTGCAACAGGCATGACAGGTGCGCCTGCGTGTGGCGATGTTATGAAATTAGATCTCAAATTAGATCCAGAGACAGAAACTATTGTTGATGTAAAGTTTAAAACATATGGTTGTGGTAGTGCAATTGCATCTTCTTCTATGTTTGTTGAGATGTTAATAGGCAAAACTATTGAAGAAGCAAAAGAAATAAAAGATAGAGAAATAGCAGAGGCATTAGAGCTTCCTGCTATTAAGATACATTGCTCAGTTCTTGCAGAGGATAGTATTAAAAGAGCTATTCAAGACTGGGAAGAAAAAAAAGCTGGGCGCAACGAAACCTGGCTGGAAAAAATGACTAAACATGATTAACATTACCGATGAAGCGATTCAACAGATTCTCAAACTTAACGAAACCGAAAACGTTTCTTGTATACGACTCGGTGTTACTGGTGGGGGCTGTGCTGGTTTTGAATATGTGTTTAAGTCTGATGTGGCTGCTAACGATGACACCGTATTAGACTATGGCAAGTTTCAATTTTGTATAGATAAAGAGTCTGTTCCTTTTATAGAGGGAATGACATTAGAC